TAAACATTATCTAAAAGGCCTCCCTAAATGCCATACCACAAGACTATATCTTGTGCCTGATGTTACTGGTTTAACTCTATGCCATACAAAACTAGGAAACACAATGATTGATCCTTTTGGTAATATTTCTTTACATTGTATTTTGTGTTTTGATTCATCTCGCATATGTGGATCATAGTTTCTAAAATCAAATTCTAATTCACCACCTGTATATTCTGAACCATCTGTTAATTGACAAGTCATAGATAGTTTTCTAATTCTTCCGTGCTCTGGGTGATTAACATCGTCTATTTGATAAGGTTTATCCCAACTATCACAATGCCAATCGTAATATTGATTTAATTTATATTTTGTAAACTGACAAGACTCACTTCTTTCCCAATCAAAATTCCAACCAGCATTTCTGTTAGCTTCGTGGACATATGGGTGTAATTCTTTATATATCCAAGTATCATTGAGCCATACTAAATCCGAGTTTCTTTTTCTTTTTAAATCTAATACTTCTTGTTTATTTAATTTTTTGTCGCCAAACCCACCTGTTCGTGCCATAACTTCTTTTTGTGAATTAGCATATTGAATAACCTCATCACAGAATCTAGGTGTAAGAACACCGCTAAAATACCAATAGTAATTAGATATATTCATACGTTATAGTTTGTACAAAATTTAAACTATTCTCTTGGTTATTGGTTAAATAATACATATTGGTAGATGGAAACATTATAAACCTATTGTTTTCTAATGGTATGTCCCAGCTTCTACCTTTACGTCTATTGTCTTCATAATGTATTCTAACCATACAATTTTTAACATGAACACCATACAATAACGTAAAGTCTGGTGAGTTACGTAAATCTACTGGATCAATATTTAATAAAGGTATTGTAACTTCATTAGGCTTATATACATTACCCCATGTTTCTTTATTAACTAATTGAAAACCATATTTAAGATTAATGTGTTCTCGAATATATGTATTTAACATATCCCACGTTCTTGAAAACGGTAAAGGTGAATCTGTAACTTGTGATTTTAAAATATCTTCTTGTAATTTATTTCGGTCAATGTCCCAATCTGGAGGCATCGTTACATCACCGTAATATAAAGCTTGTTCTGTTAATACTTTCTTCTGCATACCACCACCATTTTTAATTTATGCTTTAAGATCTGTCAAGTCCCAAGTTTGATTAGCTTCATTCCAGACGTAAGTCCATTCGTGAGTTGCCTCTGTTTCATCATCTGATGTATTTTGAGCTTCTTGTTCTGCAGTTAATGCAGGTTTATCTATAGGTGCTTTCCAATTTGCAGTTGTAGTATCTTTTACCCAAGATGGATATGGTTTTTTAGGCCAAAAGATATTATTATCTTCGTCCCAAGTATAGCCTATACCTGCGTAGTTTCCTCTAAATGCTTTTGAATCGTCACCAGAGGTATGTTTATTACCATAAGTGTTATAAGATGTTTGAATCCACATTTGTGCAGGCCAATTATTATGTGTTTCTAAATATTGTTGACCTACTGATTCATCTTCAACACCATCAGCATTTAACATATCTTTGTTATCAAGTGTTAATACACTTATAACTTTTCCGTTAACTCCTAATTTTGCAAAATGTGCCATAATGTTTCTCCTTATATATTAATTTTAATTACCATTCAACTATTGAAATTTATACCTTATTATTACTATTCCTGAACCACCAGCTGAACCAGTGTTATTACCACTGTCACTAGCACCATTACCTGCACCACCTCCACCTCCTGTGTTAGCAGTTCCTGCTGATGAGGCTGGACCAGGTTGACTTGCTCCATTACCACCACCTCCATTTCCACCTACTCCTCCGGCAGGAATACTACCTCCACCACCTGAGCCACCGCCTCCTGCAAAAGTTGTAGGTGAACCATTAATACTTGTTGTTGCTCCATCTCCACCATCTCCCATAGTTGGTGTAGAGGGATTTCCTGCACCATCAAATCCTGATTGAGTAGCTCCTCCTCCACCACCACCTGGTCCACTGTGATTACTATTTCCACTGCCTCCAGGATTTCCTTGTGGAGGACTAACGGCAGGTGTATTACCTGAACCTCCACTGTTACTTCCATCTCTTGCTCCACCACCAGAACCACCATCTTTTCCTGTATGATTTGAAGGTCCAGGATTTCCTGCACCTCCTCCTCCTGCTGCTGTAATAGTTGAGGATCCTGCAAAAACTGAATTACTTCCATTTGATATTGGTGTGTCTCCTGTATTACTTACAGCTGATCCAGCACCCACTGTAACTGGATAACCTGTTGCTGTTACTGGTAAACCATCAGGTGCTACTAATGGTGAAGCTGAATAAGAATCAAAAGCTGGTGCTCTACCTTCTCTAAATCCTCCTGCTCCACCTCCGCCACCTCTGTCAAAACCACCAGCTGAACCACCTCCTACTACTACATAAGATATTTTATTTGATCCACTTGGTCCACCTGCACAAGTAACTGTAAATGTTCCAGGACCTGTAAATGTATGAATTTTAAAGTTTCCACAAGTAGTTATAGTTCCGCCTGTTGCTGCTATAAATTGTGCTTGAGATCCTGCATCATTATTTCCATCATTAACTACTAGCCAACCTTTAGTATCATCTGCATAAACTAAAGTAAGTGATTCACCCGCTGTGCTAACCTCTAAATCTAAAGTAGCATCACCATTAATTTTTTGTGAACCATTAGCAGTTATAGTTAATTTATTAGTATCAAAATTTTCTGCATAATCTTTAAAAGCTACGATAGAACCTGCAGTCCCTGCTGGTAAAGTTACAGTAATAGCATTAGATGAAGTATCTACAAAATAACCCTCACCATTTACTGCCGTAAAAGTAGCAGCTGTTTTGATTGATGTTTGCCAATTAACAGTTCCTGTACGACCAAAACCTGTTTGTGATGCACCTGCTGCTAAAGTTACTGTGTCACCACTAGCGCCAAGAGTAATAGTATTACTATTCTCGTTAATGATGTTCTGACCACATTGGTTTTGTATTGTATTTACTTTAATTGTACTTGTCATAATTAATTTTGAAATTTATACCTTATTATTACTATACCACTTCCTCCTGAATTTCCTGCCGCACTTCCTGGTGAACCCTGTGCAACGCCACCACCTCCTCCAGTATTTGTAGAGCCAGCAGTAGATACATTTCCACCACCACCTAAACCACCTATTGGAGTCGTAGGGCTACGAGAGCCTCCTCCTCCACCACCAGCAAAATAATAATTTGTTCCACAGTTTTCACCTGAAGTTCCAAAAGCATTTGGAACACCGGCACCAACACCACCAGTTGTTTGATTGTTACCACCAACACTATTACTACCAGCAGCAAGTGCACCACCACCAGCAGCAGCACAACCATTTGGTGGAGATCCAGCATATGAAAATGTTCCTCCAGGATTACCTTGAGGCGGCGTAACAGATGGTGTATTACCTGTTCCTGCAGAAATCGTTGGTCCAGAACCTGTTCCTGAACCTGAACCTCCTCCTGAACCACCTGGAAAACCAGACCCATTTTGTCTTGGATTATCATATCCACCTCTACCACCTCCAGTAGATGTGATTGTTGAAAAAATTGTATTAGAACCATTTGCTCCATTACCGCTAGGAGCACAAGTACCACCTGGATTTGGATTACCAGCACCACCGGCACCAACTGTTATTGGATAACCAGTTGCTGGTAAATTTAATGCAGTTCCTGTCAAAGGTTTTGCCGGATATGTTACAGGTGCTAAACTTGGAGAGGAATATCTAAATCCTCCAGCACCTCCACCTCCTCCTGAATCACCTGGTCCTTTTGCTGAACCTGAACCACCACCGCCAACTACTATGTATTCTATTTCGTTATTACCACTAGCATTTCCTGATTTAGTAACTGTAAATGTTCCGGGACTTGTAAATGTATGTATTTTAAAATCTCCACAAGTTGCAGTCGTGTTACCACCACTAGCTTCCACATATTGAGCACCTACTTGTGTTGTTGCATCATCATTTATTAATGACCAACCTTTTGTTGCATCCATATAAATTAATGTTGCTGATAAACCCTCTGTACTGAATATACTATCTCCAGCAGCACCATCCATATTGGAACCATTTCTAGCAATAGTTAAAGCATTGGTATCGAATGTTCTTGCATAATCTTTAACAGCTACAATATCTCCTACACTTGGAGAAGACGGTAGCGTCATCGTAACAGCACCTGAAGTTGTATTTATAAAATAACCCTCACCATTAACTGCTGTAAAATTTGCTGTCTTAAGAGTTGTTTGCCAATTTACAGTTCCTGTTCTACCGAAACCTGTCTGCGTTCCATTATTTGTAATCGTTACACCAGCAGGAATAGTAAATGAATCTCCACTATCTCCTAACGTAACTGTTCCACAATTTGTTCTTGGACTAATTTTATTTACTTTTACTTCACTCATAATTATTGAAATTTATACCTTATTATTACTATACCAGAACCACCAGCAGTTGCACAACCATTTGTGTTTCCTAGAGGCTGCGCAGTTCCAGCTCCACCTCCGCCACCACCAGTATTAGCTGTTCCTCCTGGACCTGGAGCGTTACAACTTGTTGCTCCTGCAGCACCTCCACCAGTTCCACCAGTTCCTGTTGTTCCAGAGCCACCATCAAAACCACCACCTCCACCACCAGCATAAGCTGTAGGTGTACCTGTAATAAAAGATGTTACTCCATTTCCACCATTACCTGCATTAGATGGTGGTGCTCCTCCTGCGTTTCCACCAACAGCACCAGCTCCACCTCCGCCACCACCTCTGTCATTTGAACCACCACTACCAGGTGCAGGAATTGAAGCAGAAACTCCGCCATCTTGACCTTGTGCTGGAGTAACTGGGGGAGTATTTCCTGACCCACCTGCAAAAGAACCTCTACCACCTCCGCCACCACCAGATCCTCCGTTTTTACCCACTGTATTAAATAAACCACCACCGCCACCACCAGCGCTTGTTATTGTTGAAAAAATTGAATTTGATCCACTTACACCACAAGTTCTTGACCCATCAGGTTTACTTACGGCTGCAGCACCTCCTGCTCCAACTGTAATTGGAAAAGCTGTTGCTGTTACTGTAATTCTGTTCGGTGCGTTGGGTCTACCATCTAAAGGACTTGCTGTGTATGTTGTAATTGGAGATTTACTTTCTCGATAACCACCGGCTCCACCGCCACCACCACCTTGCATACCACCACCACCGCCACCACCAGCTACTACAACATACGAAACTTCGTTATTTGCTGCAGCACAAGCTGCACTAGAAACAGTAAAAGTTCCAGGTGCTGTGAAAGTGTGAATTTTACAATTACCACATTCTGTTACTGTTCCACCTGTTGCAATTATAAAAGGGTTTGAAACGTCTGCTGTATTTGAAGTTTGAACGCTAGTCCAACCAACTGTTGCATCTACATAAACAAAAGTAATTGCAACATCTGCTTTATTAATTCTAAAATTGGAAGCATCTCCATTAATATTAGATCCATTTCTTGCAATTGTAATGCTGTTTGTGCCTGCAGAACCATTGTAATCTGAAACTGATACAATATTTCTTGCTGAAGGTGAAGATGGAAGAGTTACAGTTATAGCTAAACTAGATGAATCTACAAAATATCCTTCTCCATTAGCTGCTGTAAAATCTGCTGTTTTTTTAGTTGTCTGCCAATCTACAGTTCCTGTTCTACCAAAACCTGATTGTGATGCACCGCTTGCTAAAGTTACTGTGTCACCAGAGCCACCTAACGTTAAGGTAGTTCCGCATTGTGGTTCAATTGTATTTACTTCTATCTTACTCATTAAATAACTACTACCGTTCCTGTTATAGTTTGTGTTCCAGTTATAGTTACAGGTCCAGCTAAAACTCCAGATGCAATTGTTTGATCTTGTGAAAGAGTTGTAGCATGTGTAACTAAATAATCTGTAGCTGTCATAGATGGAGACATAGCTCTCGATGCGGGTAGTGTACAAAATACATTTTTAGTACCTGCTGAAAAATCTACTTTGCTATCACTATTTGATGATGAGATAACTGTATCTCTTGATAAAGTATCAGGTGAAGCATCAGTAACTGTACCAATACCTACCTCAAACTCTCCTGCAGAATTATTTTCTATTGCATAGAAAGTTGTATTAGTTGTACCGATTCCTGAAACAAAACTTTCATAACCTTGCTCAGCTCCCGCAAGATTCAAAGTTCCTGTTCCAGTAGTTGTACTTGTTTCCTTAACTCTATCGTTAACTATTAAAGCCATTACTACTCCAAATTTTATTACGCGTCTCC